TGCGCAGACGGGCGGGCACCTCGTCCAGCGTCTTGATACCCTTGCGGATCAGGGCTGCATAAATTTTCGCCATCAATTTTCCTCCTTTTCTTCGTACAGCTCGCACAGGGCCACCTGAAGATCGGTGACACTGCTCTCCACGGCGGTCACCTGCGTCAGCAGGTCCGCGAGGGTGGGGTAGTGGTAGCCGGTGACCCAAAAAGTGATACTCGTATTTGTTGACTCTTTAAACTCAAAGTGCAGAGTACCCTCCGACCGGAACGTAGTTGTGGAGTAAGTAGTGACGCTGGAAGCGTCAAGGTTGTGATAAGTCGACCCGCCGCGTGCAATATTGACTTCGGTACCATCGCCGCGTTCCGATTTAGATTTGATATGCACATAATCCACGCCATCGGGAATCTGGATGTCGTAAGACTTAATCATATGGCGGTTCGAAGCAGCGGCAGTCACCGTAGTGTTCCACACCAGCCGGGGCTCCGACTTTACCGCCACGGCGGCAGCAATCTTGTCATTGAGGGTCTTGCCGCTGAGGGTGCCGTCCGGGGCGATGTCCAGATAGTCGCCCACCTTCACGCCGCCCAGCTGGGCCGCCGTAGCGGGCGGCAGGCTGTAAGGCGTGCCGAACTTGGCGTCTGCCTGCTCTTTGGTGTAGAAGCTGCCGGAATCCACCGCCTTGATGCTCTCCGCAAGCTGCTGCAGCTGGGCGTTGCCGCTCTGCTGCATGGCGGTGAGGATGGCGGTGTACTGGGCCAGCAGTGTCTCGGTGGGGATGCCGGTGACGCCGTCCCGCATGAGGCCGCAGACGGCCTCATCGGTGCGGGTGTCGGTGATGTCGGCGGAGGTGACCGCCGCCGACCCCGCCGGGACAGAGATCGTGCACAGGCCCAGCTCGTACTGGTTGTGGTTCTGCAGGATGTCGGGCGGCTCCGGGGCGGCGGCAGGGGTGCCGGGTTTGAGCTTGACGGCGGTCAGGTTGGCTGCGGTGTCGAACTGCAGCACCACCCGGTCGATGCGGGGCAGGGTGCTGTCGGCGTCCGGGACGATCAGGTTGACCGCCTCCCGGCTGCAGGCCGAGACGCCCTTGAAGTCGTCGTAGTTGATCCACGCAAGACCGGGGGCCACGGCGATCTGCCGCGGGCCGGTGACGCTGACCGCGTAATTTGTGTCCTTGGCGTAGACGCCGGAGGTGCGGGTGCACAGATAGGTGCTCACGTCCTCCGCGTCGTAGGTGACGCCGTCCAGCGGGTAAGTGATGATGCTCATGGTTTCCTCCTGAGAATGGGTGTGCCGATCTCGGTGGTGACCGTGTTTTCGCCCTTCTGGGAGCTCAGGGTCACGCTGGTGATGCGGGCGGCCGCCTGGATGTCGGTGCCGGGCAGGCTGGCGGCCACCACCTTGCCCACCGTGACCGTTCCGGTCGGGGTAAAGCGGAAGTTCTCGATGCGGGTGTGCTTGGCCAGTTCCTGCTCGCCCAGCGCCCGCAGCGCGGCCAGATAGTCCTCCTGGCTCTGGTTGTCCTCCTTCTTTTTGGAGGCAGCGTCCAGATACAGTTCCCGCCGGGCAGAGCCGGTGTTGCCGGTGGCACCCACGGTGACGGTGCCGTCCGCGCCCGCCACGGTCACGATGTTCTTGTAGTCGGTGATGCTCTCAGTGTAGGTCAGGCCGGTCAGGTTGCCGTACTGCGGGGCGTACCGGGCGTTGGGATCCAGCTTTGGGCGGTACAGCTCAAACAGCAGCTTTTTGGCCTGCTGGTCGAACCGCACCCGGAACCCGATGTCCAGTTTCTGGCACACCTGCTCGGCGATGCTGAGCAGGCTGCCGGGCTTTACCTCGCCGGTGTAGGTGTCGGCAAGATCTGCAAGCACGCCCAGCTCCAGCCCCGGCCATGCAGCCGCACCGGACACAAGGCTGCGCAGGGTGCTTTCCACCGCAAAGCCGCTCAGGGTCCGGGTGCTGATGCGCTCGTCCAGGATGCAGGCGGCGTCCCTGGCCGAGATCACGAGCTTGTGTTCGGAGCGGTCGGTCTGCGCCGAGCAGATGCGCATGATGCGGTCGGAGCCGGTGAGCCAGAGGTACCGGTCCGGGCGGCACAGCGCCTGCAGGTCGGTGGAGGCGTGCAGCTCCAGCTGCGCACCCTGCACCCCGCTGTACACGTTGTAGCGCTCCGGCCAGACCAGCGACACCCAGCTTGCCAGCCGGCCCAGAAGTTCCAGCTGGCCGTCATAGACGCAGATGCTCTTGTGGCCGCCTGCGGTCAGGGTACTTGTCCGTTCAGCCATTGCCGCCCACCTCCAGGACCACGGTGGAGAACGCCGTGCTGCAGGTCAGGGTCAGGAACAGCCATTCCGTGCCGGAATCCGCTGTGCGCTGCCATGCCTGCGTCCCGTGGCGCAAAGTCCACAGGGTGCTGCTCCCGTCCAGCGTGGACATGATGTTGTAGCCGGTGCCGTCGATGATCTGTTCCAGTTTCAGCTGGCCGCTCTCGCGGTACAGCCGGAGCTTGTCGCCGTCCTGCAGGGTGGTGACAAAGCGCAGGAACTCGCCGGTCTCCGGGTCCTTGACGCCGGGGTTGACCACTGGGCTGCGGGCTTCCAGCGTCAGAGCCCAGTCCTGGGTGGCCAGCCCGGTGTTGGCGATACGCAAATAGTTGGCCTGTTCCCGCACGCCGTAGCTGTGCACATCGTAGCACACCGGCAGGCGGAAGGTGGGTGTTACGCTCAAGGTCGAGACGGTGAGCTCCTTCACGCTGTGCCAGTAAGGGTCCGGGCAGTAGAGCTGAAACGAGAAGGTGGGCCACAGGCCGGACACGCTGATGTCCGGGGTGCGCTGCACCTCGGCGTCGCACCAGTAGGCCCCGGCCACGGTTAAACGGCCGGTGACGTAGGGGGCAAACACATCCCGCAATTGTCGCTTGCAGTAGTCCTGATTGCGCAGGATGCGCCCGGTGACCGTGCGGGTCACGCCGGAAATGCTCCGGCTCTCCACGGTGGCACCCACCTGCTGGTAACCCTGGCTGGTCTCCAGATCCACGGGCAGGTCACCCAGCGGGGTGATGCTCCACAGCACGCCCGCCTTGTAGCCAAAGGAAAAGGTCAGGCCGTTGCTGGCCTTGAAGATCGCGTCAAACACCCTGCAGCACCGCCCTTTCCTGCTCGTACTGTGCCTCGCGCATCAGGTCAGCAGCCGTCTGCGCTTTGCTGTAAATGTACTGGTTGACCTCGATGTTGGGCCGCTGGGTGCGCTGCGGCAGCGGGGCGCGCTTCTCGTAATCCCACAGGGAGCCGGATGCCGTGGAGGTCGTGCTGCTGCCGGAAGTGCCGCCGGAGATGCCGGGCGTGGTCTTGCGCTTGAACGCGCCGCCGACGCCGGCCACGATGGCCGCAATGGCAGCGGTCAGGGCCACGCCTGCCGCAATCATGAGCAGCGCCTGCGGGGCACCGAATCCGGTGGGGAACAGTGCCGCCGCGACGGCTTCCAGCATCCCCACAAAGGCGCTGCCGATGGAGCCGATCAGGGTGCCCATGGAGGCCAAAATCTCCGGGAAGCTGGAGATCAGTCCGCCCTTCAGGCGGGTGCGGAGGGCGGCGGCAGCCGCAGTGAGCGGGCCTTTCAGCCCCTGAAAGATGCCGGTGAGGGTGGTGCCAAGGCCCTGCGCCTGCGTGAGCACGTCCGCAAAACCGCTGGTCAGGCCCTTGGCAAGGTCGCCGCCCATATCCCACAGGCCGTTGGAGACGGCACTGACCCCCTTGCCCAGCAAGCCGTTGACCTGCTGGATCAGGTTCTTGCCGAAGTCGTCAATGAGCTGCTTTGCCTGCGGGGCAAGGCCGTTGTACAGGGTGGACAGCACCCATTCGCCGACAGACTGCCAGTCCTGCTTCTTCACAGCAGTCACCAGCGTGCTGAAGGTACCCACCACGCCCTTGTCGGCTTCGTCCTGCCAGCCCTTGACAAGGCCGTCAAAGCTATTGGCAGAGGCTTTCTTGATCTCCTCGGTGATCTGCGGGACACCATCGGCGGCAATGGTCTTGACCCGCTGCACTGTGACAAGCGCTCCGTCCACGATGTCGTTGTAGGTCTCGGTGAGGACCTGCTTCTGGGTCGTGGTTTTGTCGGTCAGGGTCTCGGTGATGGTCTTGGTGCTGGTGGCAATGCCGTTGACGACGGAATCCGTTGTAGACGTAACGGTCTTGGCTACAGTGGCGGCAATTTCCTCGTAGACCTTCTGGGTCTGGGCCGTGGTCTTGCCGTGGTCGGTGACATACTTGGTGACAGTCTTGTAGTTTTTCACTACGCCGTTCACCATCTCCTTGCCGGATTCGGTCACGGTGCGGGTCAGCCGGTCATACTCCTCGCTGCCCTTGCGCAGGTGCTCGGTGAGCTCGGTGGTCTGGATGGTCACCTTGCCCAGGGCGTTGGTGGTGTCGGTGTGGCCTGCGTCCTGCAGGGACCACAGCAGGGTCTCGGCGGCCTGTGCGGCGGCTTTGGTCTTTTTGGCCGCCTTGGTGGCGGCGTCCCCGGACTTGGTATAGGCCGGGACGACCACCTCCGCCATGGACTGGGCGCTGTCGGCCACGTCGGCGTTGGCGTCCGCCCAGACGGAGGACCAGTCGTTCCCGCTGGCGGTTTTAGCAATTGTGGCACCGGCGGTGGCTGCGATGGCTCCTGCACCAACCGCACCGCCTTTGCCGGTGAGGCCGTTGATAAAGCTCTGGATAAGGTTCTTGCCCCACTGCACCGCCTGCGAGGGCAGGCTCTTGATCCAGGCAAGCGCACTGGAAAAGCCGCCCTTGAAGGCGTTCAGCAGGCTGGAGCCCATGCTCTTCACGCCATTGGCCACACCGGTGAGGATGGTCTTGCCGATGTTCAGCCAGTTGATGGCCGAGATGACCGACAGCACCGCCTCCAGGATCTTTTTCCAGTTGGCCAGCAGACTGGGCACGGTCTGTACAAGACCGGCGATCAGCTGCACGATGATGGACACGCCCTGCGCCAGGATCTTGGGCATGTTATCGTTGATGACCCCGCAGATGTTGATGATGATGTCGGGCACATAGGCGATCAGGTCCGGCAGACCGGCGATCAGACCGTTGAGCAGCTGGGTGATAAGGTTCAGACCGGCGTCCACAAAGCTGGCCGCGTTGTCCCGCAGCTGGTCCGTAAAGGCCAGCAGCTGCGGCAGAGCAGTGGAGAAGAACTCCGGGATGCCCTCGGTGAAGCCCTGTGCCAGGGAGCTGAGCAGCTCGGTGCCGGTCTGCAGGAGCTCCGGCACAAGGCTGTAAACGATTTCCGGAATGCCTGCCAGTACATTGCCGATCATGGGCAGCAGATTGTCCACAAGGAAGGTCTGTGCCGTGTCGGCCAGCGCCTGCAGCGGCTCGGTGAGGTCTGCGCCGGTGGACCAGTTGCCCATCACGTTTTCCGCAGCCACCTTCATGGCGGCAAAGCTGCCGGTCAGGGTGGTGGCGGCTTCCTTTGCGGTAGTGCCGGTGATGTCCATTTCCTGCTGGATGATATGGATGGCGCTGTACATGTCGGCCAGATTGCCCAGGTCGTACTTCACGCCGGAGATCTTGGTGGCGTCGTTCAGCAGCCGCTGCATCTCGGCCTGGGTGCCGCCGTAGCCGAGCTTGAGGTTATCCAGCATGGTGTAATTCTGCTTGGCAAAGCCCTGATAGGCGTTCTGGATATCCTGCATATCCGTGCCCATCTTGTTGGCGTTGTCGGCCATATCCACCATGGCCATGTTGGCCAGCTGGGCAGCGGCGTCGGTGTCCTGGCTGACGCTGGACAGCAGACTGGCCGCAAAACTGGTGGTCTGCTCCATGTAGTCGTTGGCCGAAAGCCCCACGGTCCGGTATGCCTGCGCGGCGTACTCCTTGACCGTGTCGGCACTGTCCTTGAACAGCGTTTCCACGCCGCCCAGGCTCTGCTGCAGGGCACCGCCCATGTTGATGGAATCCGAGATGATCTTGCCGATGCCGGCCGCCGCGATCACTTTCTTCAGGGTGCCGATGAGTTCCTGACCGATGCTCTGCCCGGTCTGCTCGCCAAGGCCGTCGGTCTCCTCGTCAAACATCTCAGTCAGGGCGCTTTTGATGCCCTGCGCCGAGGGAACAATCTGGACATATGCCTTGCCCAGTTCGATTCCGTCCGCCATGGCGTCAACCTCCTTTCAGCGCCGCAAGGGCGGCGTCAAATTCTTCTGCGCTGGCGTAGCACTGCACGTTGCTGGTGTCCGCCTCGCCGCACAGGTCGGCCAGCACGGAGGGCGGCTTGGACGCGTCGTTGTGCAGCCACCAGAGCACCTGGGTCAGGCGGTCGGCGGCGTAAGCCAGCAGTTCCGTCTCAAAGTCCACCGTGCGGCCTGCCGCCTTGCGCAGGCTGCGGCTTGTTTCCGGCAGGCCTGCGGCCAGGGTGGCGGCCAGACGCAGCGGCAGGGCACGCCAGTCCAGCACATGGTAATACTGGGCAAAATCGCAGATCAGGGCGTCCTCGTCCGATGCGATCAGTTCGGCGAGGATGCAGAGTTTTTTCCGGCCGTGAAGCTGTTCATCAGCTCGCCCAGAGCGTCCGCCACCTTGGCCACCGGCACACGGCCATCCGGGGTGCGCAGGTGGTCATACAGCTTCTTCCGGCCCTCCTTGCCCAGCAGGCGCAGGGTCAGGCGGCTCATGTCAAAGACGTTGCCGTCCTGCATGCCGCCCAGGGCGTCCAGCAACTCGGCGTCGTCCAGTGCGTCCTCGCTCAGTTCGATCTCAAAGCCGTCGTTGGTTTTTGCAGTGATCATGTTAGACCCTCCTTACACGCCCTTGGCGGTGATGTACTCGTAGTGGGTGTTGCCGGTCGTGTCCGGCACGGCGGTCAGGGTGGTGTTGTAGCCCACGGCACCGTTGGAATAGGTGATGTCGCCCACCGAGGTGACGGCGGCGTCCGAGATGACGATGCGCTTGTTCACATCGTCCTTCATGATCATCTCCACCACCCAGCAGCAGTCCTTCTGTTCTTTGGAGTTGGCCTTGACCGTGATGCCGGTGGTCAGGTCGCCGGTGACGTTGTCGTCACCGTACACGGCCTTCAGCACGTCAGGGTTCAGGGATTCCAGCAGGGTGAAAGCGAAGGTGTCCGGCTTCTCGGTCTGCTGGGTCAGCACGGTGTCACCGCCCCAGGCGGTGGTGTTCTCGCTGGAGGGCGAGTTGGAGTTGGTCAGGCCGTCGCTGGAGATATAGCCCAGGCTCTTGAATGCCTTGTCCAGCGCGGTCTTGGCGTCGGTGGGCAAAGTGGTGCCCAGCGGGGCACGCCAGACGGCACCGCCCACCTTGGGCTTTGCAGCGGTCACGTTCTTTGCATCTGCCATAAAAAAGGCTCCTTTCGATCAGTAATGCACCACGCCGAAAACGGCCTGATAGCGGGGTCGTTTTCGGGTGGTGTCGGGGAAATTGTAGTCGGAATAAAGGTCGCAGCGCACAAGCTGCGGCAGGTTGTCGGCGTCCTGCATGGCGGCCTTGACAAGCTCGTTGAGCTTGGCCGCATCCAGGGTGCCGTCGTGGCTGGTGGCGGCGGGCCCGTAGGACTGCACCGCGATGGTGGCGCTATAGATGCCGTCCTCATAGCCGGAGCCGGTCTTTTCCACCACCACAAAGCGGGCGGGGGCCGGTGTTGGCACGCTCAGCCGCACCGGCACGTCCAGCCGCTCGGCCAGAAAGCTGCGGATGGTTTCTTCAATCATTTCTTCCTCTGGTAGCTCCTTACGGTGATGACCCTGCCGTCCTTCAAGTGGCGTTTGTGCTCGTGCACGGTCGCGCCCTTCCGGCTGGCTGATGTGGCTTTGAGCAGGGTGTTGTTGGCCGAGTTATCGTCAACGGCCTGCCGGGTGGCGGTCTCCACCACGGCCACGGCGCGGGTCTGGGCCATATAGGCCTCGTACCCGTCGCCACAGCGGCCTTTCACGGTGTCGGCCCGCGCTTTCAGCACGGCCTGCATCTCGGGGCTGCGCATCAGGGCGCGCACCCCGGCGCGATCCAGCTCAAAGCGCACTTTACTCATCCCTTACCACCTGCACCTTCTTGTTCCAGCACAGCGGGATCATGCGCTCGATGCCCTGCACGACGCCCCCGCAGGTGCGGAAGTGCTGGCCGAAAAACGCCACCTGCACGTCGTTCCAGTCGTGGGCGTCGCCCTTGGGGATGGCCAGCGTGTAGGCCAGCCGCCGGCCGGTCAGCTGCAGTTCGGTGGTGATCTCCTCGGCGGAGGGTTCGCCCACCAGCACGTTGTGCACGGTGACCGGCGTTTCGGTGTAGACCGGGGCGTCGGCCTCGTCTGTGCCGGACTGGGTCTTTTCGTACAGGGTGATGTCGATGCCTTTCAACATAAGTCCTCCAGCGGGCTGCGGGCCCCCACGCGGCTGCCCACGCCCAGCAGTTTCTTTTCCAGCTTGGAAAGATACAGCTCGCCGGAAGAGCCGCCGCTCATGGTCCAGCTCTGGGAGTAGCCCAGCGCGGTGGCGGTGCCCTGGGTGGCCCCCATGGGGAAGCTGACGCCGCCCGTGCTGTCGTCCTCGCCCAGCTGGCGGCGCACCATCCGGCAGGAAACGAGCTGTTTGGCGTCCGCTCCGGCGTCCGGGTTGTAGGCGTCAATGATGATGGCCGCCTCGCTCAGCAGTGCGGCGCACCGGGTCTGTTCGTCCTTTGACAGGGCACGGAACCCGGCTTCCACATCAAACACTTCGGCGTAGGTCATGCGGGCACCTCATCAGGCTTCGGTCTTGGTCAGCTTGTTGAACACGGTGGTGTCGCAGCGGAAGCCCACCTCGATCTCGGCACGCACGGCGAACATGTTCTGCTGGAACAGGTTGATGGTGTTGGAACCGTCGGTCAGGGTGGCCTGGTCGGAAATTGCGATCTGCACGCCCTCCACGGTGCCGTACATGGCCTGCGACCAGTCACCGGCAAAGCCGACAACGTGCTTCTTGGCGGCAGTGGAATCCGCGATGTAGGCACCCTTGCTCTGCAGGGTCTTTGCGCCCAGGATCATGGGCACGGCACCCTCGGCCACGTTGTTCAGGAACAGCGGACGGCCGGTGGTGTCCACGGCGTTCAGCAGGGCGGCCTTGCCCTTGGGGGACAGCACCCAGCCGTTCAGGATGCCGTTGTGGTCGGAGATGTCGGCGTCGGCAGCCACAAGGCCCTGATAGGCATTGGTGCCGATCTCCTGCGCGGTGCAGCTCTTCAGGGTGTCGAAGTTGGAGCCGGGGGCCGTCACGCCGCCGAACACGGTGGCGTCGAACTTCTGAGCCAGCGCCAGCGGCAGGCGCTTCACCAGCTCGTCGTACAGGGCCGGCACATCGCGGCGGAACTGGTTGGAAAAGGGCACGATCACGGCCAGCGTGTAGGGCTGCATGACCTTGGTGGCCAGAGTGCCGCGCTTGACCGGCTTTTTCTCGGTCTCACCCACCCAGGCGGCCTCGGGGTCGCCGGTGATGATGGGGATGGTCGTGCCCAGGCCCGGCAGCTTGATGGAGCGGGCCAGTGCCATGACGGCAGAGCTCTCCTGGGTCTTCTGCAGAATCTCGCTGGACACCTCGCCGGGCAGGGTGATGGTGGTCGTGCGGTTGATATCGGTTGCTGCCATTGTAAATAATCTCTCCTTTACAGGTTACTTGGTCACCTGCTCGAACCAGTCGGCAAACTGCTGACGGGTGGAGCAGGTGGGGGTGTGGTGAGGGTCACCGCCGTCCCGGACGTTGGGGTAGCCGGGCTTTGCAAACTTGAGGATGGCCTGTGCCTGTGCGGTGCAGGCTTCCTCGGTGTCGCCGCTGAGCAGGTCAGCGGGCACGCCGGTGGCAGCGGACACCTTGGCGCGGACTTCCCGCAGGGTGTTGGCGCTGTTCAGGGCGTCCAGCTGCTGCTGGAGCTTTGCGGCCTTCTCGTTTGCTTTCTGCAGCTCAGTCTTGCCTGCCTCCTGGGCGGCATCGAACTGGGCTGCCTTGGCTTTCAGGTCGTCGTAGTCGGCGTATTTGGAGCGCTCACGGGTCAGCCGGTCGGAGATGATGGCGTTCATCTCCGCCTGGGTAAAGGTGCGCTCGGTCTGCTGCTCTCCGGCAGCGGGGGTGTTTTCCTGATGCACAGTTTCTGCCATAATGGATTCTCCTTTCCGGCTTTACCGCAGCCGTGGCGTTGTGAATGATAGGCCGGCAAAAACACCGGCACATGGCACCGTCTGCAGGGTTCGGGCCTGCGGCATCCGGTTTTGGAGACCGGCGCTCTGCCTCTGAGCTAAGACGGCATGAAAAAAGCACTGTGCATTTTTTGCACAGTGCTTAAAGAAAAAGGACGAGATCAGCGGTCAATTGCGGTAACGATCAGAACCAGCACGATCCAGATGGCAAGGCTGATCCAGAGTGGTGACAGCACCCAAAGCCATGACCAGTGAATAAAACCAGTCAACTTTAAGGCGATAAAGAGAATACTCAGCAGGCCGCAAAAGCCGATGCCAGAGTTGGAACCAGAGTGCTTATCCATAGAGTGCCTCCTAAAAATGGGCAAAAGAAAACCACGGTGCGTGTGCATCGTGGTTCAGCGGATGGGAAGAATCAAATACGCCCCTGCTCTTTTAATTTTGCAATTTCCTCAGGCGTCAATTTCCGAAATTTGACAGGCTCTTTTGCCCATGTTTCCTGACGCTCCTGCCAAGCAAGTTCGCCTTCCGTCATATGTTTGTTATCTTTCATGGCAAAATCACCTCCAACACAACTTCTTTCTCTTTTGATAATAATACTCTATACAGGGTGTCTTTGTCAAATAAAAGTTCTCGTTGCTCCTTGAATTTGCTTAACGGTTCAACATATCCAGCCAGAGAACCAGACCTCGCACAAATTGTAATGCGAAAGTCTTTTTTCAAAGAGCCGCTTTTCACTACGGATGTGCTGTAAAATTGTCCGGGGCAAACAATATCTCCCACCTGCATCCCGTCGAAAGGATTGAATTCCATTGCCCGATAGCACAAAACATCATGCTTCAAGGGACTGCGTTTTAGTGCATCAGAGATTCGCTCAGCATACATGCGCAGATGGGCATCTTCTTCTGAATCGCCGCGCAGCATTCGGTTGATGCGTTCAAAGAAACGGTTCGGCCTTTGATCTCCGGGGTTATATGTATACTTTTGTATGGCGTCTTGTTCGGCAGCAGAGAGCTTATCAATCCACGGCTGGGCCTCTTTACGGAGAACATCGACCACCTGATTTTCAGGAAGCGGATTAAAGTTTTGGATTTTGGGTAAGGCATTTTTCACGGCATACGCCGCCCGCTTCTGGGCATTGATGGCATCCTTCCGGGCAGCATAATCAATGCGGCGCATGGCGTTGATGTCGCCGCCGGCGGCATTGTACTGCGCCAGATATTTTTCAGGATCATACCCGGCCACGGTGGTGCGGTGGTCGAACCGGATGGCAAACTCGCAGTCGCAGTTGGCGTGGATGTGCTGGGCATGACCGCCCTTCAACACTTTATCGCTGGCGTTCTGCCAGCCGTTGGACGCCAGCGTGATGCAGAACGGGCAGGTGTCCCCATGGGGCACCCAGGCCCACTCAGCACCGTCCCGGGCGGCATTGCGCAGGGAGGTGTCGGCCCCGGCACGCTTCACCAGACGGCTCACACCGTTCGGCAGGTTGGCGGGGTTCTGGTCCTTGGTGGCATTCACCATGCGGGCCACCTCGTTGTAGCTGGCGGTCTCGGCAGGCTCTGCCGCGGGCACCAGAGCGCCCTGCGCCTCGGCCAGGGCGTCATACATCTGGCAGGCCAGCTCGGCGCTGCCCTCACCGTACTTCGTCACAAGGCCGTAGGCGTATGCGATCAGGTCCGCCGTGTCTGCGGTGCCGTGCCGGTCGATGTATTCCCGCATGAGCTGCCCGGCTTTCTGGTTCAGCCGGGACAGGCGGGTGATGTACTCATTCCACGTTTTCGCTGAGATCTGCATCTTCCATCTCCATCAGCAGTTTCTGTCCGCGCTGGCGCTGCTCCTGCGCCTTGATGCGCCGGATGTCCGCCTGATCAAAGCCGATCATCTCCAGGAAGGTGTCCGTGCCGGCAAACTCCTGCCGGGCGGATGCGATCTTGATGGCAGCGTCCGCCGTCACCGCCACGCTGGGCATGGCTGGGTTCTTGAAATGGGCCACAATGCCGGTCTCTTCCTCGGTCAGGTCGGCAAGAGAGCACTCCCGGGCCACCGCCTGCGCCATGCGGGCGATGGTGCACAGAGCGTCCCCGTTGCCGGTGTTGAGCTGCTGCGCCAGCAGCACCAGCGTCTGGCTCTGGGCCAGAATGGCGTCGCTGCTGGTGGGGTTGGCGTCGTTCACCACGCCCACATCGGTGACGGTCAGGCCGGTGGCCGCTGCAAACTGGGTAGCCGTCATGCGCATCTTTTCCACATGGGGCGTCAGGCTGCCCTGCGCCAGCTGACCCAGCACCGGGTTTTCGCCAGTCTCGGGGTTCGAGGTGGCCGCAATGATCGACCCGATGTAGGTCTTGAATTTGTTGCTCACAATGGCGTCATACTGCTCATCGGTCACACCCAGAATGTATTTCTGCGGGGTGGTGTCGAACTCCAGTGCAATGGTGGCGTTGGCTGCCGTGCGCACATAGTCGTCGATCAGTGCCCGGATGGGGCGCTTGAGGCGGCTGCGGCCAAAGGGCTTGGAGTTGGTGGCGTTCCAGATCAGGGGTTCCATCAGCGGGCGGCCCATGGGGTGGGGCTTGCGTTCCGCCGTCCAGAAGCTGCCGTTGCCGCGCAGCACGATGAGGTCCGTGTCGGTGTAGAAATACACCAGCGTGGGCCGCCAGGCGTCCTCGAAGTGTTCATCCTTCACGGTGTCGATGATGGCCATGCCGCAGTCGATGCGGCCCTTCTCGCCGCTCCAGAGGGCCGAAGCCATGGCGGGCGAGTGGAACCGGACACGGCAGCCAATGTCTGCATCAGCGGAAAGGGTGGCAAACACGCAGCCGTATTTCAGCTCGTCCCGGCAGGCCTTGGCGTACTCGGCCACCAGACGGTTATCGGCCACCAGCTTCGCCAGGCCGTCCAGGCTGCCGCCGGTGCCCACAAAGCCGTCAAACATGCTGCGTGCAGCCAGCACATCCACGGCCTTCTGGCCCCAGCTGCAACCGACTTCCAGATTGCGCAGGCCCTGCGGCAGGGCAATGCCGAGGTTCACATCCCGTAGGGAGATGTGCCCCTCATAATACTTGTCTTTGGTGGCGTTGCGGCTCTGGTGGTAGTTGTAGGCCGCGGCCAGGTCCTGCAGCTGTTTCTGCTCTTCCTGCGTCAGCCCCGGCACATGGCCAAAATTCAAAGTTTGCATTGCGTTCCTCTTAACCGATCTTCATCTTGCGGGTGGGGTTCCGGCGGCTGGTCTTGGCACCCCAGAGGGCCAGGGCACAGGCTTCCACCGGCAGGCTGTCGTCGCCACCAAAACCATAGCCCCCGCCGATGGGCCGCTTGACGGCGGTCACGGCGCTCGCATCCAGCGTGGTCTGGGGTTTGTACCAGGTCAGCGCTCCCTCGTTGACGCTGTTGGTGAAGCCGCTCACGGCGGCAATGATGTCCCGGGCGGCAGGGCGGATGACGGAGTTCTTTGCCCGCCATACCTCCTTGATGCGCTCCACCAGCACGTCCACGCCGTTGCGGCCGTCAATGACCACACAGCTGGCTTTGCCGTACCGGTCGTTCAGCCAGTCGGCCAGCCAGGCAAGGCCCTGGCCGGAGGGCCGCAGCTCGATGAGGGACACCCGGGCGGGGCCCTCTTTGGGGATCACGGCACCGCACAAGCAGACGGCGCTGCCGTCCGCTGCAAACTTGACGCCGTAGGCGGTCTTGCCCTCGGGCTTCGGATCCTCGCTGGCACAGGCTGCCCAGGCGGTGCGGTCGATGGCGTAGTCCAGATGCTCCGTGGTTTCCGGGCTCCACCAGCCCAGACGTTCCCGGGCAAAGGTGTCCGGGTCCAGCTGTTCAGCCTCGCCCTCAATGGTAGAAAACTGGATGCGCCGCCCGAGGGCCGGGTTTGCGGCTGCCCAGCGCTCCGGGTCCTTCACGTTGCCGATCTCCGGCACCGAGAACTCGAACCAGGCGGCTTTTTGGGCGTCGCCGTCCAGCGCGCGCCGACGCAGCGCACGGAACACGGTGCCCACGGCGTCCGGGCCCGGCGGCGTGCCTACATAGATGGTCTGGGGGTTCAGGCTGGCTGAAATGGCCGGCAGGAAAGAGCCCTGGGCGGTCTCGTCCAGCTCCTGCGCCTCGTCGAAGATGAGCAGGTCGCCGTGCTGGCCGCGTCCGCCGTTGCGGGTGCGGGCCAGAAACTTGATACGGGCACCGCTTTTCAGGATGATCTGCTCCCGGCCCAGCGCCGTCTTGATCTCGGCCACATGGCGGCGCAGCTTGGGGCTCTCGAAAAAGGCCCGCATTTCCTCAAAAGTCTCGGTAGCGGTCTTTTGCAGGTGGGCCGTGTAAATGACGGTCTCGTTGAACAGCAGCATGCCGGCTTCCGCGCGGCCCTGCACCAGTAGGCTCTTGCCGTTCTGGCGGGGCACGCTGCCGCCCGCAGTGGGGGCAGACCATTTGCCGGACACCGTGCGGCCCATCCAGTCGTCCAGAATGTCGCTCTGCCACGGATCCAGCACGGTGCCGCCCGCCCGCAGGATGCGCACGGCATCCGGCCCGTCAGTGGCCCGGTACTCCGGCGCGATGCGTTCGGACGGCTCCTGGCTTCCCATCGCTTTCTCTCTCTGCGAGGATCTCGCCGATCTCGTCGCCATCGTCGTTTGCTCCTTCGATCTCTTCAATTTCCCGGATGGTCTCCCGGTACTGCTTGGTCAGCTGAGGCAGGGCGCGGCAGTCCTCGCAGGTGTCGATGCCCGCCGCCAGCACCTTGGCCAGCTGTTTGAGCTGCTCCAGCCGGGTGCCCCGCGCCGTGATGCTTTTCATGGTCGCCATGGCTCAGAAGCCCCCTTCAAAATTTTCCTGTGTGTAAATCGGCGCTGGACAGCACAGGGGTCGCCGAGGGCGGGGGCGGGGGCCCTCCCCCCACCCCTCACCAGTCGCCGTCTGAAACCTTCGGAATCCGCACGAATTTGCCCGTTTTCGGGCCGTTTTGCCCGGTTTTGTTGCCCTTTTGCGCGTTGCAGAACCAGTGTGCGGGTTGAAGGTTCGACCAATCTTCGGCAGCTGCCCGCGCGGACGGGTAGCCGAACTCCCGCCAGCGGGAAACGGGCTTGATCTCGTCCACCACGAAGGATAGCGGGTGCTGTGCGTCGGAAGGTTCGTCATAATGAATCGGCCCGAAACGCCCGTGACAGATGCCGCATTCGCCGCCCATCGCCCGGAGCCGGGCCCGGTTGCGCCGCCGCAGCTGGCCGTTGGCATAGCGCGGGTTGCCCATGCGGTTCACCTCCTGACAGACAAAAAGCCTGCGCAATGGCAGGCAGGCTTGCACCCCGCCGGGCACACTCCGGGGGCCTTTGCAGGGGCGGGGGTGCTTTGCGGAGGGGGCAGGGTACAAAATGACCCCGGGGTACAAACGAGGCCCGGGGGTGGTAAATATGGAGCCGTTGGCCGGACTTGAACCGGCATCGTGACCCGCCCTGACCGGACGGTGCTCTGCTTGAGCTACAACGGCATGGAATGTGCACAGCTGCCCGCAACGGCAGCTTGCTGGTCAGAATGGAAGGGAAACCGCTTGGCTATGCTGCCATGCACATTGTGGGATGATGTCCAGAACCCGCGTCTATTCAAAGGCCCCGCCGGGTACAGGCCCGGACGGTGCCGCTGGATAGCAAAGCAAAATGCCCGGCTGGTACATTCAGGCTGTTGGTCGGTAAATGTGTTCCCCTGTCGCAGCCGGGCAATACAAAAGCCGCAGGGTGTTGGATGTTGTCCAGCTCCTTGCGGCTTTCGCAGTCTAATAATATCACAGGCAAAACATTGAAAAACAGTGCGAGTTGCCCTCAAAACATGGTATTGTATTGCAAAGTGCCCCCAAAACATGGTATTTACTGGCGTTCTGGGACGTCCAGCGCCTTGACGGCTCTCTTGTGCCGTCTGTATACGCTGCTTACTTCCATGCCCATCTTGACGGCGATCTGCTCCCACTTCTTGCCGCCGATGTACCGCAGGTACAGGATCTCGTAATCCTGTATGTCCACGGTCTGGTTCATGACGCTCAGGATCTCCTTGCAGATCCTCTGACACTCCATCACCTGCGCGTTGGCTGCCTGCATTGCATCCGCGATGCGCTCCACAGATCTGGGCAATGCCTGACCGTCACCAGCGCCTCCGGGAACAGGGGAGAGCACCTGCGTGATATGCTCCGCGTCTGTACGGTACCGCTCTACCTCTTCCAACTTGATCTTTTCCAGCTTTGCGGCCTTGCGGTACCGCCGCAACCATTCCTTTTTTTCTTCATAGGTCATCGGACTGCATCCTCCCTTTATTCCCCCATAAGGTTGTCCCTCAGGTGAAACATATCCAGCTGCGAGGTGTATGCGCTAAAGCGTTCCTCTTGCCGGTCGAAATACTCTTTGCAGAGCTCAAACCCTACAAAGGACAACCCGGCATTGTAGGCTGCAATCCTGCTGCTACCGCTGCCGAGGTGTGTGTCAAGCACTTTCCATCCCTGTTTGGCGTACCGCTGGAAAATCCAGTCATACAGGGCAACAGGCTTTTGCGTCGGGTGGATTCTCTTCTCATTCAGGGCCTTGTTTCCCTGCATGATGTACCCCTCTGAAATGCTCTTTCCCTGTAGCATACCGTTCCACATGAACCGGAACAGACGCACGCTGTCAAACAGATCTGTTGCAGCAAGCTCACAATCCGAGAAACTTGTGCTCTGGTTGCATTTATCCCACACGATCCTACCGGGTGCAAACTCGTAGTCGAAATAATTGCAGCCCCAGACGATATAGTGCGCAGCTACCCGGCGCAGTTCGTCAAAATAAGCCTTGCCCGGAACCGACCACGATTCCGTCACAGGGTAGTCAATACGGTGAACGCCGATCTTGCTTGACTTGCAGCCATAATACCCGAGGCGCTCTGGGCCGGAAAAGTATGGAGGATCTACAACAGCAAGATCAAAATGCCCGTCAGGAATTTTCGCCATACCCTCCATGCAGTCCATGTTGTAGCAAACACTTATGTTTCCATCCATAGCCCGCTCACCCCATAGAAACATACCTGTTTTCGCACTGGAGGTTGTTGCAAAAACGCTCGGCTCCAATGACTTTCAGCGGCTTGCCACAAAACGGGCAGAATTTAGGCACCCCGCGTGTCTGGTACGGGTTTCCATCTGCCTTTGTTCCACCCGCTTGCAGCAGGTGAGCCATACACGCAATAGAGCCGGGCTCCACCACCGCCATACAGTTATGGCGTGCCTTGCAAGAACTACAATCCATTTTTGCTTGCCTCCTATACCGCCCCGCCGGGCGGCCTTTTGTTAATTTGCGGTCACACAAGTAAAGTGCTGCGTCATCTTGTCAAATTCCAGCCCTGCATTGCCCACGCGACCCTCTTTGTTCTTGGTCAGGCGGCTGAAATAGGTGTCACCGTCAGCTGACAGCAGCAAAATGGCATCCGCGTCCTGCTCAATCTGGCCGGATTCACGCAGATCCGCGTTGGACGGCTCTGCCCGTGCAGCGTTGCGGTTCAGCTGGGCCAGCGCCACAACGAGGATGCCGGTTGTCTGGGCCAGTTCATGCAGCGCAATGGAGATCTCTGTGATTGCATTGTACCGGTCACTGCTGCCACGCTCATGGATCAGCTGCAAATAGTCCACGAAAATGATATCTGCTTTCATTCGGAGGGCCTGCGCCTTGATCCACGCCACGCCCTTGCCAGCTGCGGAACGGATGAACAGCGGCCAGCGCTTCATATCGGCCAGCCGGTCAAGTTCGTTCATGGACAGCGTTTTATTTTTGACCGCCGAGAGAGGAGCATACAGCTGGTTGGCAATCAGACGGGCCTGCAATGTGGCCGGGTCTGTTTCCAGCGAGAAATAACACACACGCTTGCCCTGCTTGGCCATGCCAGCAGCAAGCTGGAGGCTCAGAGCAGTTTTGCCTGCGCTGGGTCTGCCGCCGATCACGAAATAGTTGCCGGGCACGAGGTGCAGGTTTTCGTCCAGCTTGGACAGGCCGGTGCGGATGTACTTGGGTTTCTCGTCCAAATGCCGGATATAATCATCCAGCAGATCGCCCACGCTCTGAAAATCGTTCTTTTCAGTGTGGATATCCAGCGCCTGCCCCATCTGCTGGTAAAGATCCGGCAGATCATCAAAGGCGGTTGCAGCATCCACAGCCCTAAAGGCAAGGCTCTGGAAACGGGCCTTTGCGGCATCCTCCATGATGATCCGCGTCCACTCTTCCACGCGGTCACGGGTCAGCCGGATGCACTCACTCTCACAGGAGGCCACGCAGGACAGCAGGTTTTGCTTTTGGTCTGGGTATTTTGCCGCGATCTGCATGATATCCAGCAGGCCCTTTGTGATCCAGAAGCCCTGCACCGCTGCAAAGGTTGGCTGCAATTCAGGTCGGAAATGCTCAATGCTCAGCTCCGGCAGGGAATACGGTGCCAGCTGATCGTCCATCAGCAGCGCGCCGATCAACACGCTTTGCACATCCATCACAGATCCTCCCATGTACGCCCGCCATACGGGGTTGTAGGCTGTGCAGCGGGCTGGCCCCACTCTTTCCGGTTCCTCAGCCAGTTACGCGCTGCCGCTTTCCAGTCCTTCATTTTGGTTTTACCCACGATCCACCCGTTAGCCTCGTACCGATCAACGAACTTGTCAGCCTCGGTCTGAGCATCAGCAGGCGGGACACCACGCTCCCGGAAGTACGCTCTGACCTGTTCCACCGTAGGCGGTGAAAAACGAGTTGCGGACGGCCCTTTATTCTCGCTTTTATTATTATTTTCTTTCTTGGGTGCACATTCTGCACCGGTAGAGGTGCACTTTTTGCACCCATCAGAGTGCACATTATTCACCGGTGCATTTTCTTCACCGGTGCACTTTTTGCACCCATCAGACGCAGAAGCACACGCCGCCGGGCGAAGCGCTGCATACCGGTTTGTGGGCCTGCCGTTTACCGGCTCAGTCCACTTGCGGATTAGGCCGTCCTTTTCCAGTTCAGCCAGCAGGTTCAGCACGGCCCGCTTGCTCAGCTTGAAATACTCCACAATGTAGCTGACAGAGCCATAAAAGCAAGACTGTTCGTCCTGTGAAAAACCCCAGATCAGGGCATAGATCAGGAGTTTGTTGCCGTTGAGGTTGTAGTCTGTGACCATCCACGGCTGCACCACAACATATCCGTCTTTTCTCATCCTGCTTGTCCTCCTGAATTAAAAGGGGAGATCGTCATTGTCATCGATCACGGCAAAATCGTCCACGCCGCCATAGTTGGCAGGCGGGTCAGCCTTTGGCCATGCCTCAGAGCGCGGGGCAGCCTCGCCGCCCTCGTCCACCGGCTTGCTGGTGCCCTTGGAGCCCGCAAAGTTGATATTGTCGGCCACAACGGCAACGGATGTACGGTTGTTGCCGTTCTTGTCCTGATAGTTGTTGGTCTGGAGACGGCCATTGATGGCGACTAGACTGCCCTTCTGGAAGTAGCGGCACACAAAATCCGCCTGCTGCCGCCATGCCACGATATCCACAAAATCGGCCTGACGCTGCTCGCCGGGCTTTGCGAAATTGCGGTCACAGGCAATGCGGAAGCGGCAGACATTCACCCCCGCCGGGGTGGTGCGGAGTTCAGGATCCGCCACAAGGCGGCCCATAATTGCGATAACATTAAGCATTGATATAGTCCTTTCCAACGGCGGCTATCCATGCAGCGTGTGCGCCGGGGCCGTTCTTCTCCTCATATTTCGCCTGTGCAACAGCTTTCAGGGTCTGGGCGCAGGTGGCGTTATAGTGCGGGCTCATGCCCGGCTCATTGTGGTGCTGGTGGCACAGCCAGACCTTGAGGCCGTGCCTCTCCGAAAAGCTGCGCAGCGGCCCATTGAGGACATGGTGCTCCTCCAGCCCGCGCGTGGTCTTTACCGCGTACCAGCGGCGGCAGATGTAGCACTCCTTTTCTGCCTGAATGATGCTTTTAGACAAGCGGCACCCCATCCTTTTGCGTGCTCTCATAAGCCTCGCGGTATGAGTGCACATTATCGACCTGATACTTCTGGCCGTTGAAAAGTTTAACGGTGAACCCATCAATGAAGTCATACCGCCGGGCGACGTTGATGCACTGCGCCAAGCCCCGTGCGGTGTTCCGGTTGACTCCGTGAGCCATCAGCAGCTTGCAAAAACGCTTGCGGGTCATTTTCTTGGTCATCTGTCAAGACTCCTTTCCAATAGCGCCCTGACCTCTCTGGATCCGGGCATACATTTCGCCGTAAGGGTACAGCGTGGCCTCCGTGAAGCACTCGGCTTTTTCGTTGTAAGACCATCAGGATGCCCTTGTGCCCCTCAGAGTAGTGGCGCAGTTCGATGATGGTACGGACAGCCTGCCGGATATCGCGAGCCTGTGATTTGTGCTGCGAGATCATCAGCTTTTCAAAGCGTTTGCGTTTCATGGTTCACTCCACTCCTGCCAGTAGGCAGTCACTAAGGGATCACTCACGCCCATCTCGGCAAGGCGGTCAAAGATCCCGTCTATCATGTTCTTCATTTCTTGGGTGGTAAAGGTGGAGCTGCCCTGTGTGCACTTGACCGTGCAGCGGTTGTTATCCAGTATCTCCACCAGATGGACAAGCCGGTAGCAGCCGCGCAGGATATCCAGAGCGCCCGCCGGGACTTCCAGATAATCCACCTTGGCACCGTACTTCTCCAGCATCTCCAGATAGCAGTCCTCCGGGGTGACGCCGCCGGTGCGCCCGCCGTTGTAATGGTCTGCCATGATGGTGAGCAGTGCCCACATGAGGCTGTTCTGGGCCGTGCTGCGCTTGTGGTGCTCTGGCTCCACGGTCAGGGTCAGGCGCAGGGGCTTATCCTTGGCCAGTTCATCCAGCCGCTGGAAGAGCTGAGTTTCCACAAATTCCCCGGCGCTTTCCACGGTCAGCCGCCGGGTGGCCGGATCGTAGACCACCGGCAGCCTGCCGATCACTTTTCCCATGTGATCTTGCGGCCATCCTTGTCCGTGAACTGTACGCTGAGGATCTCGCCGGTGTCCGGGTCGCGCAGGAACTTGTCCACGGTCAGGGCGGATGCCAGCCGGTAGCCCACGATCTGGGGCACCTCATCCGGCTTGCGGCCGGGCTTCTGGACGCTGGAAATGGCCACCTGATCGCCGCGCAGCACAATGGGCGGCAGAGCCAGCACGTCGCTGCCGACACCCCACAGCTCTGCCGCTGCCACAAAACTGGTTTCTTCCTTCCAGCGCTCCGGGCTGCCGGGGTGCTTACCCTCAAAGGCAGCGGCATCCCGGAAACAGTAGTCGCCCATGTACGGGTTAAAGACGCCGACGGCACACCAGAGCCGCCCATCGGCAAAATACCGGCGTTCACCCCAGCCCAACGGGCCGAAGGTCTCGTTCAGGATGCAGCGCACTGCTGACGGTCTCGGCATGAGGAAAATCTTTACGGCATCCTTGGACACCTCGCGAACGACCGCCACAGCCTCTGCGGGATGCGTCTGACGCGGTTTTGGACATTCAAAGGGGAACTGTACCACCTGCGCCGCCGGGCGCTCCTGTGCGCTCTGGGCGGGCTTTCTGCGGGTGGTGCTTTTCGCGTTACTTTTTGCGGTTGTAGACATTCTGCAAACGCTCTCCTTTCTCGTTGTAGGATCTCGGATCAGCCAGCGGATGCAGCCAACCATATTGCAAGGCTGCCTGTGCGGCCGAACGTGCCGCCGGGGGGGCTTTCCAAAGATCATTCATCTCGTCCGCGGTCACGCCGCAGGCAATGTGGGTGTGCTTGGTGCAAGTCACCATGCAGATGACCACACCGTCCGCCGTGGTCGCATAGACCGCCGGCGGCATCAGGCTCCGGATCTCACAGAGCAGCTTGGCCTGCTTGGTCGGAGCCATGGCCCGGGGCCACAGCCAATCCTCGTCCAGCAGCCACACGGACTTGCCGTTCTGATAGACCTTTTGCGCCTGCGGCCATGCGTTCGCATAGATCTTGCGCATGACCGTGGCATGTGTTTTGCCGTGGATCTCTGCCCACTCGTCAACTGGTACCATACGGCCCATCAAAATCACCTCTTTCTGTGCTTTGTACACTGGCAATGGCTTTTGTTTTACCTCCTGCCATCATCGGAGGGCACCGGTCAAGCCGGATCAATGCTCAAAACTTTGCATCCAAGAATCATATACCGGCCCATCAGGTGCTCCATGGACCACAGGGAAGTATAAAGGCGATCACCGTCAAGCGTGATGTTCTCGGTGCGATTATAAGGCGTTCGGACACGGAGTAGCTTGTCCGCGTCCTTGTCCTCCAGCGTGAGAGATATGGCGCGCTCACGGGGCGCAGGGTCATGCGGGGCGTCATACGATTCGTATACGATTTTTACGGTTTTCACGGGTATGCCTCCAATCTCTGGATGTCATAGATTGAGTTGTACAGGTACTGCCGCCCGCCGCGCAGGTATTCGAGACTTTGCAGCAGCATTTCCAGATGGTACAGGGCAGGCGGCGGGTTGCTGCCTTTGAGGTGGTAGTGAAGCCAGTGGATCAGATCGCCAAACTGGGTGCTATCCATCCGCAGGACAGTGGACGCCTTGAAATTATGCCCGCGGCCGTCCGTTGCATAGTAGAGGATGCCTGCATATTGCAACTGGGCCGTGTCCATGGTATACTCTGGTGGGAAGTCATCCATGTTGGGCTTGTCCGTGTTGGCGCACGGGCAGGCTCTTTCTTTTTGCCTGGTCATGATTCAAACAGCTTTTTGAGGAAAGCCGCCTCCTTGCCGGAGAACCCGCCGGGCACACCATCCTGTTCCAGCTTGTACAGTGCAAGGGCAGCGCTCTCCATGGCCTTGCCGAACTTGTGGCTCATGGTGCTGATCTCCTCGTGCGTCATATTCTTGCGCAGGCAATGTGCAAAAACGTTGACGGTCGTGGTCATCAGGGTGTTAAGAGCGACATGCGGGGGCATCTTGTCATCGTAGTGGACGGAGATCAGATCGCCCGGTTCCAAGTCAATTGTGATCTTCATACTCAACCCTTCCTTTTCATTTTCTCCCAGCTTGCGCGGGAGACCTTTTCGATGTGGTAAATGTACTTGTTGTTGTGATGCTCTCTCGTGTGGGTGATCGCGCTGAAAAAGCTGTGCTTGCTGGCATAGCCCATCTGCTGCACGATCATGTCCGCGGTGCCGCAGGCCACGATCTCGTCCGTCTGGGCGTCGTAGATGGTGTACCAGTTGACCGATCGGGGCCCGGTCATGCGCCGCGGCTGCTGCGCTCCGGCAGGGCAGGGTACTCGTCGTTGCGGGCGTGGTTGCGGGTGATCTTGCCGCAGCCGTGGCAGCCCTTGGTCTCCCGCTCTTCACGCTCCTGTGCCAGGAAGCCCAGTTTCATGAACAGCAGCCCGGTCAGGATCAGCACCACCGCCGTGGTGAAAGCGTTGCCGTTGAGGGTGCCGCCCGTCTGTGCGGTGCCCTCGGCACCCATGCCCAGCACCAGACCCGCACCGCCGCATGCGACGGCCAGCCAGTGCCATACTCGTGACTTGATCTTCATGTTCATGCTCCTTTCTCAACCTTCGGGAAGAAATACTCACCGATCTGTTCCTGTGGAATGTGCAGCTCCCTGCAAATGGCGGTGATTTCGTAATGGCGCCACTCATTGTTCTTTTGCTCCGGCTTCGGGTTCAGGCGGGTGGACAGGGTGCTTTCACCCATGCCGACCAGCTTGGCGAACTCCCGGTGCTCAAACCCTTCGTCCTCGATGAGGCGGGCCAGCTTCAGGTAAGGGCTTCTTGGCTTTCTCATGGCTTTCATCCTCCTTCTTTTTGCGGATGTGTTCCAGCCGCTCCGGCTGGCGTTTGTCCCAGCGCTGTTCTGCCCAGCGCTTGTTGTGGCCGTTCACTGGGCGGCCTCCTTGCCGGTAAAGCCCATCGCCAGCAGCGAAAAGCCGTCCCGGTTCATCAGGTACATGGGGTACTTCTGGTGGTTCTGAGGGTGGACGTACTCGGTCTTGAAGAACAGCGGGGTGTCCCCATTTTTGGGGAAGCTCTTCACGATTTCCGCGATGTCGCGGATGACGTGGTCATGGCGTTTGCCGAAGCGCTTGGCGACGTCCCGGCTGGATGCCACCGGTTCGCCGTTCTGGGTGGATAAGATGATGTCGTTCATGGTGAAGATGTACCTCCTTATTTTCGATGTGTTTTGATATAACGTTCGATTCTTTCGCACACACGGCAGACTCCTGTATAAAATTTGACTTTCTGCTCAGTGACGAGTATTTTAATAATCAGAATAAGTTTGTCCATAGAACCTCCCAAAGAAAGGAATGATAAGATGAGTGATGAGAAGAATAGCGGCAACACCTTTAACATCAATGCCGTACCAAGTTGCATTGACGAACCTGTAAAGGCTGTTCTGAACCCCGGTGCTAATCAGATTGGAACTCTTTTTGGAGATCTTCTTGCAATGGCAACAAGCAAAATCCATTTTTCAGCAGAAAAGATGCGGCTGCAGCAAGCGCATGACTTGGAGACCTTTAAAAAATCACTGAGTGACAAGTTGAATGCGAAACCGAAAGAATGCTTGGTTGAACCTCGTATGCAGGTGGTAGGTCCTGCTGTCGAAAATGCCAAGTACTGCATGGATGAGCCGAAAATTAGAGAAATGTTTCAGAATTTACTGGCAAATGCAGCAGATGAACGTTATCAAAGCAAGGTTCACCCTTCCTTCTCGGCGATAATTGCGCAGATGTCTCCTCTGGATGCAGAAAACCTTTCACTGTTCAGAAAAAAAGAGGTATACCCAATTGCCAGATATAAGTTCAATCTTTCTGGTGGTGGCGAGTATGTATCGTTCACACACTGTTTCTTGGTAAACTCCAAAATGAAAACAGCAGATGAACTGGAATTGCAAGCCGCGTCGTTGAGTTCACTGGAGCGCCAGGGGCTGATAGAAATCATTTATGGACAGCTTTTGTTGGACAAAACGGTATATGAGCCATTTGAAAATACAGAAATTATGCAAAGGTCACGAATTACACTTTCTATATATCAAGCAATGGAAAACGAGAATACTCCTGATGATATGAGACACACCTCTGTAACACAACAAAATGGCATTGTGAAATTAACGCCCTTCGGAAAAGAGTTCACTCAGGTATGCTTTTCCAGCTGAACTTTCCGCCCAGCGCTCCTCTTCCACAGGTCCGCTGGGCTTTTTGTGGCTCTCCATCTTCTTCACTTCCTTGTGTGCACCTCGCTCCTGCGGTATACTGGAAAAAAACAGGAGGGATCATATGGATAGAAAAGAAATCTGCGATGCAATCGTTCTGACTGCGGCCGAGAAAAAGCTGCTGAAAGAGATTTACAGGAATCCGCACCGGAAATGTGAACGGGCAGAAGTGGAAGCACTTGAAGAGGTAGGTCTGGTGGAACAGGACACGGAAAAACAACCAAACTTTGGCGTTCCATTCCCAGTTGGGACCTACTATGTATCAGACTTCTATTTTGTGTACAAAGAGTACCTGCGGGACAAGCGCCGGGACATGACCCTGCAATCCCTCTGGCTGCCTATTGTGGTCAGCATCATTACCACCCTAACAGTAAACGCACTACAATGGTTGTGGCCGCTGCTATTACAATGGTCTTCCAGTTGTCACTGAGAAAGTCCTTCATGAGATTCGCCTCCTTTTAATGCAGGAGATTCTTGACTGTCTCAAGAATCGGAATGAGGTCGCTGCGGAGACTCAGGATGCTTCCGTAAACGCTCTCGAAGTTGCCCAGGAGGATTTCGAGGGTGCTGTAGATGTCGCTGATCTGCCAGACAATTCGCAAGAGCAGGAGACTTTGGACAAAGCAGGCGACGCTGAGAATTAAGCTGCTTCGTTTAAGTTTTTGAATCTCGTCCTCCATAACCCGGCCTTCCGTCTCCAGCGGTTCGCCGGGCTTTTTGCTGCGTTTCATTTTCCGTATCACCTCCGTATGCTTTCACGGGACACTCCTTTGAAATGTCACGATAAGTGACAAAGTTAAGCAAAAAAAATCTCGTCAACGGTCTTGCCGTAGTATCGAGCGATTTTTTCCTTATTCTCGTCACGGGGAATGCGTGCACCAATCTCGTACATAGTGAGGGTGGAGAGGCTTAAACCCAGCGCAACCGCTACACTTTCCCGACTTCTTTCCCCTCGGAGCGTAACGAGGTTTTTCGCAATCTTGTTGGAATCCATAATTTCACCACCTTTCGCATTGTCACAAAACGTGACCGCTTGCCTACAGTATAGCACCGTCACGCAAAATGTCAACACGTTTCGTGACAATTCTTCTTGACTTTATCACGTTTTGTGATATTCTTGCCATAAGAACGTTATGGAGGTGAACCATGGCAAACTTTGGATCTATACTAAAGGACTTGCGAACGTCCAGAGGGATAACGCAGGGAGAACTTGCAACGATGCTTGAAGTTTCGCGCAGTACGGTCGGAATGTACGAAACTGGTGGACGTGAGCCTGATTTTGAGACCATGGAGGCTATTGCTGACATCTTTAATGTCGATATGGACTATCTCATGGGAAGGTCTCAGGTGGAACGAAAGCACCCGATATCCCCACCTCGAAAAGAAATCCCGCCGGGATTCCAGCCGCTGCCGGAGATGGCACAGGTGCCGCTGATCGGCTCCATTGCGTGCGGTACACCCATCACAGCAGAGCAGAATATCAAGAGCTATATCGGCGTGCCGGCAGCGTGGCGGGCGGATTTTGCGCTGGAGTGCCACGGTGACAGTATGGCTCCCACCATCTGCGACGGCGATGTGGTGTGCATCCGCAGCCAGCCGGAGGTGGAGCAAGGCCAGATCGCCGCCGTGCGCATCGGGGAGGAAGCTACATTGAAACACTGCTACTACCAGAATGGGGTGGTGCAGCTGATTGCGGACAACCCCGCCGTCTGCCCGCCGATGGTCTACACCGGCCCGGATTTGGAAGATATTGAAGTGGAAGGTCTGGCCGTCGGCTTTTGCCGGGGACTGGTTTGAAGCCGGAGGAACCATAATGAAAAGAAAAATTCTCTTTTTTGCTGTGGTGTGCACAACAGCTTTGTTTTTGGCAGCTTGTGGCGGGAACATGCAATCGGTTTCTTCAAGTCCGTCAGCAGCGCAGGCCGAAGAAGAAAAAACAATTTACTTTAAAACAGACAAAGGTCTGAATCGTTTCTTTTCTGAGTACGCATCCATTGCGGAATATCCGTTTGAGCCGGACGATATAAAACAGGGTAATATAAGGACAAAGGCATTGGTTTCTACGAGTGATCTCTATATTGAGCTGGTCAACAGCAAGAACGGGTTAACGATTTGTATTGACGATGGCAAAGAAATGTCTGATACACTGTGCCCTGTTTTTCGTGATTTTCTTCGGGTGCTGGATGGTTCGCTCTCGGACGAACAAATAGAACAGGCATGGGCTGATATCAAGGAAATTGGAACAAAGCATCACAATGATGGCGCTTATACCCTCGGAAATTTAAAACTGACGTACAGTGATGTTGAATTTCAGGGTGCACGTCAGGTGAAAGTCAATATCTATGCACCGGAATACACAGAATGATGAAACGAGGAGCGCGTTTTT